AGGCTTCGCAGTTAAAGCAATCGGAGCATTCCAAGACCTTGCCCTGGCATCAGGCAAGTTTGCCGACGCTACAGGTCTGTCCGTTGAGCAGGCTTCACGCTTCATTGAAGTCGGTGGCGACATCGGCATTGAAGCCGGCACGATTGAGTCGGCTATCGGCAAGATGAACAAGACGCTTGGCGCAACTCCTGAAGTGTTTAAGCAGTTAGGCGTGGATGTTGTGCGCACTGACTCGGGCCTCACTGATGTGAACGGAACCTTCTTGGCGGTCATTGACAGACTTAACGCGATTGAGGATCCAGCATTGCGCGCTACTACTGCGGCTCAACTCCTTGGCAAGGGCTGGCAGTCAATGGCTGAACTGATCAACCTTGGTTCTAAAGAAGTCCAGAAGTCTCTTGATGCGGTCTCTGGTGCGCAAGTTATTTCCGATGCGGAACTTGCTAGGGCTAAGGAATACCGAGACACCGTGGACAGTCTCAGTGATCTTTGGGCAGGCTTTGTCATTGAGGCTGGCAACGCGTTAGTGGCAGTCACAAACGACTTCAAGCAAGGCACCAGTGGTTGGGAAGGCTTCAAGAAGTCACTGTCAGATGGCGCAGTTGGCAGCGTTATCAGCAAGATCAGTGGGCTCTTCAACGACAACGAAGAGAACGCAAAGGCGACCGCTACAGAAGCGAAGCGTCTCGGCGATGCCTACGGTGGGTATGTGGCTTCACGGCTTGAGACCAGTCGCAAACAGTTGGCCCTCATCAACCTTGAATTAGAAGACCAAGGAGATGGACTGTCCACACTCACAAAAGAATGGCAGATCTTGCTTGGCACTCTGGACACCACAGAGGCATTCGCCAACCTTGAGACATCGCTCGGCGCAGTGTACGAAGCAGGAGTCAAAGCGTTCGGCGGAGGTGCCAAAGAAGTCGCCATATATGAGCAAGAAGTCCGCAATCACATTCGAGCAGTCGCCGACCTTGCCACCGCTCTGAGTCTGACATTCGGCGAACAGAATCAACTCAAGATCTTTGTGGACACTGGCGACCTTGCGGCCGCCGACGAATACCTTGCAAGAATCCAGAGAGGCTTCGGTGTGGATCTCGGCTTCGGTGTCGGCATCCAAGGAGCGCGTGGCAACGGTGGATCCGTGGTGGGCGGAGGCTCCTACATTGTGGGCGAGCGCGGCCCAGAGATCTTCACCCCATCATCCAGCGGAATGATTACACCTAATGCCGCTATCGGTGGCAACACCATCACGGTCAATGTCCAAGGAGCAGACCCTCAAGCAGTCGTTAGAGCCCTCCAAGATTACAACCGCACCGCAGGCCCAGTCCCCGTGAACACTCGAGCGAACTAATGGGCCAGCATGTGTGGCAAGTGGAGCGTGGCGCAACTGATGTCACTTCACAGATCCAGTCCATGCAATATTCCACAGGTCGCCGCACCCAGTTTGATTCTTGGAGCCCCGGCTCACTTGTGTTGAGCATTAGGAACGACGCAGGGCAAGCCGATGCCTACATCTTGAACGACAAGATTTGGCTGACCTCAACAACTAGCGGCTTCTATCAGTGGTTCTATGTCCAAGAGGTTCTCTACAACGACCTAGGCGGCCTCGGCGCAGGCTCCACCGCAACGATCATATGCACCGACCTTCTCGGTCGTATGGGCCGAACCCAAGTGTTTGAGCAATACTTGAACCAAGAGACAACTCTGACACAAATTGACAATGAGTTCTCCACCTTGATGCCTACTTCGTCATCCATAGTCCTGAATGGCGTTGGCGACTCCCAAGCGGCCGCTGAGACTTACACAGGCACAGTCTTAAATCGTCTCAACTTGAACATGGTCACCGAGCAAGGTTGGCTGAGTGTCACAGATTTGGGTGTCTATCTTTACGCTCGAAGCGCGATAGACGATCTTGCACCCGGCACAATCGTGTTCGCTCGCCAAGGCGATGGCCTCAATCAGATGGGCTATTCGGACATTAAGCGCATCGCTCTTGGTTCCAACTATCTGAACACTTGTACCGTGATCCCTACGACCGTCGCGCAACAGAACGCTTCAGATGCGACAAGTGTGGCCGCATATGGGTACTACGGAGCAGAGTTCTCTACCGTGGACAACACCATCCAGCAGGCTGACGACTTCGCCAACTGGCAAGTATTCTCACGCTCCGACCCTTCTGAGTTGTCCTTCCAGATCAGCGTCTCAGATCTGAACAATGACATCAGTCCGCTACTCGGAGCAATCTATGCGAACATCCCAGTCGTGACCGTCTCCTATGAGAAGCCCGGATCACCAACGGACTATGTGAGCGCGCAGATCATGCAAGGCTGGTCAATGTCGGTCACACCGTCGGCGACCTACATGGAGATCTACACCAGCCCCTTGACATACACAAACTTCTTTACATTGGACTCCTCCACATTTGGTAGGCTCGGCGGTACTGGAGTCACCTACAACTCCGAGATCTTCTATAATCAATCCGACTACACTTACAACGACACAACCGCGGAAAACGCAGGAAGACTAGGCTGGTAACATGGCAATCACATACCCAACGACTCTAGATGTATTCACAAACCCAGTCGCAAGTGATCTCTTAACATCACCCGATCACGCGACTCAACACGCAAACATCAACGACGCAGTGGAAGCACTCGAGGCAAAGGTCGCGATTGGCAACACTGTCCTCGGCACCTACACCGCATACACGCCGACCTTGACTGCTATCACTCTTGGCAACGGGACATTGACAGGCCAGTACGCTAGAGTGAACGATTTTGTGCATGTCACAGGAACATTGACTTTAGGTAGCACCTCGGCAATCACTGGCAGCATAGGAATTTCGCCACCTGTAAACATTCACTCCAGCATGGGTTACACCGCTTTACCTTTAGGCTTATGCAACCTTTACGACACTTCTTCTGGAGCAATGAATAACTTGCAGGTTCTTTGGGCATCAGCAACAGAAATGCGTGTCAGGGCAATGAACTCAGCAGGGTCTTACGCAGTTCTAGTTGCAACCAGTTCCACAATCCCATTGACTTGGGCGACCGGAGACATTCTGACATGGAATGTCACCTACAGGGCCGCATGAGATGGCAGTTAATGATGTATTTACAGTAGGTCAGATCCTCACTGCCGCAGAGATGAACAGGATGCCGTTTGGTGTGTGCGCATTCGCTTCGGCCGCCTCAAACTACAACATTACAACCTCATTGGCCGCAGTTCCAGACATCACAGTAAGTTGGACTGCCGACTCTACGAGACGATATAAGATCACCTATTACGAGCCACAAGTCAAATCGGCAACGGTCTCAGGGTCTTATATCTCACTAGCGTTGTATTTGGGAAGTGCCGCTGGAACCGAACTGAACACGACTCTCTACAACATCGGCTCAGCAACTCAAGTCACTAACGGAATGACCGTGATGTATATCGGAGGCTTTGCTAGTGGTGCCAAGACGGTAGTCGGATGCGCGTTGGCAAGCACAACCACAGGCACGCCACAATTAACTCACGCAGGTAACCAAGAGCCCTACATTGTTGTGGAAGACATCGGCCCACTCTGATGAACATTACTAACCCTCCGAAGGCTCTTATCGTCTTGTTTGGTCTTGCCGCCATCACAGTGTTGATGATCACTAGCAAGATCGAGCAGTCGGCTGGCACAGGGCTCATCGGCTCTATTGTTGGGTACGGAATCGGCAACGGCATTCGAGGCACAACAGAGACTCCACCAATCGTGGCAAGGAAGAAGCAATGACTGACTATCCAGTGCGACCGATTGTGATGCCAACAGATCTACGACACGCCATGAACGGTCTGCTCCGCAAAGATGTTCTCCGCAAGATTGGGCCCACTAACGGTGAACTACACCGACATGCTGCTACCGCTTGGAACTGTCTCAAGATGGCCGCATTCTTTGACAAGATCACGCTGGATCATGTTGGCGCATATCGCACACTTGGCGCACAGTCCACACTCTTCAAGCAGAGATACTCACTAACTCCACAAGGGCGCAATATCACACGCAAGATGAACGGACAGATCTACTATCTGCGCGACGGATTCGCACCAAGTTCAAGCCCCGGTGTGAGCACGCATGGCTGGGGACTAGCCATTGACATCGCTAACGCATCAGGAGAGCGTCTGGAATGGTTGCTGGATGGCAACGCAGAGAAGTTTGGATGGTCTTGGCAAGTTAAGAACGGCCCACAGGCTGAGCCGTGGCACCTTCAATATGTTTGTGGCGACGCTCCTTCTCGAGGCATCCGCAACGCTCTCGCCGCATTCCCAGAGTTGAATGCTTGACAATCTCCCATCGGCTTGGTCAAATAACTGAGCCAAGAGTCCACACCCGTGGGCCGACAACTGGAGGCACACCATGAATCCATTCAAGTTCCTATCTTTAACCTTCGGCTTATATATGAGCCTTGTGATCGTGTTTGGAGGAGGAGGTGGCAACGCCAGCCCCCAGCCGACACCGACACCGACGGTCTTTCCAAGGACAACCGTTCAGATGCTGACACCTCAGCAACAGATAGACAGGCTCGCCGAACTGAACCCCACGACCACCACCACATTGGCACCAGTGGTCATTGTGGATGTCTCTGAGGACACCGAATGCCAACAGTGGTTACAAACCGCTCTAATTGCTGGATGGCCCAATGAGCGCACCGTCTTGGATCGGCTTGGCTTCATCTGCTGGAGGGAATCCCGTGGAATACCAGACGCAGACTCAGGCCCCGATCACGGTCTCATGCAAATCAACCAGATCCACACACATTGGATCAACGAACTTGGCTGGACATTTGAGCAGATGAAGGATCCACTCATCAACCTCCGATTCGCATGGCTTCTCTATTCAGGCCGTGAAGCAAACGGTCAATGTGGATGGCAACCTTGGTCACTGTCATGCTAATGGATGAGCCGCCAATCTTGGGATCTTGGGCTGATCGTGCCGAATGCCGAGGACACCCAACTTCATGGTGGTTCCCTGAAGAGTCACGCAAGAACGCCGCCGAGACAAACACTGCCAAAGCAATTTGCCGATCATGCCCAGTGATCTCCGACTGCCTCGAATATGCGATGCAATATCCCACGAACTACATGGCTCTCCAAGGGATATGGGGTGGGCTGACGGTCGCTGGGCGACGCAAGTTAGAGGCTGAACGCTACTGGATTCAACTGACCTCAAAAGTGGATCCTTGACTCCGACTTGAAAATGTGTTAGACTCAATTAACAGTCATCCCGACAGGAGGCAATTATGAGTGTTGCAATTTGTGACAAATGCGAATTCCATTTTGGACAAGACGCAGACGAGACGGTCTGCGATGAATGTTCTGGTGTTGTCATTCCAGAAGTGTTCTGTTCCTTGTGCGAGGAATACCATCAAGGTGGATGTTGGGGCTCCACGGCCCGACCGATCAAGGATTGAGAGACTCTGCGACACCCATCAGTCATGATGAGAACACCAAACCCTGACAGGAGACAAACATGGAAGACGACACGGCTCGCCAGATCTTGCAAGAGATGGAGGCAACATCCGACCGATATCGGATCTTGGTTGCGCACTTGCGCGGTCAGATCATCGCATGGAAGAACATTGCTGGAGGACTCGCCGAGTGCCTCGTTGAGCAGATGGATGACCCACGCTCCGACAACGCATTCCACATCAAGCAAGTCCACGACTACGCTCGAGCACTCAAGTTTGACGGTGGCGAGTTTGATAGCGCGCTGGCTCTTGGCGAGTTCTTAAACAAGATGGAACTCTGATGGAACTCACTGACATCTTAAAGAAGTACGCAGTCCCGGAGCCGAGCATTGTGTCCAAACTGCCCAAGGGCGGAATCCAGTTGGACTTTGTTGGTCACGCCGACATCACGCGCATCCTCATTGAGATTGATCCGCTCTGGACTTGGGAGCCTTGTCACTGGATGTTGGGCAGACCTGACATTCATGTTGAGAACGGCATCGCAACAATGTGGGCTCGTCTTACTGTCCTCGGCAAGACAATGATCGGTGTTGGTTCAGTGCGCGCAGATAAAGGCGACTACGAGAAGGAACTGATTGGCGACTTCTTGCGCAATGCGGCCATGAGGTTCGGCATCTGTCTGTCGTTGTGGACAAAGAGCGAATGGGAAGACCTTGGAGGCACACAGAAGCCTGCTGGAGCGTCTCAAACATCTAAAACGACTCAGAGTGCCTCAACAGATACAGGCGATTCTCCGAGTCCAGCGCAACTCCGCATGATTCGAGCCCTCGGACATTCCGACACAATGCCAACCACAAAGTCGGCAGCATCTGCGCTCATCACACAACTCAAAGACAAGCAGACGTCATCTGAAGAAGGCCCATTCTGATGATCCCGTTCACAATCACCGACAGAGACATTGAACGCGCTGAACTTCACCTCATCACACGCAAAGGTGTACCGACAGAAGGGCAGACCAACTTTGAGCAAGACACGCTGATTGGCGCACTTGGCGAGATAGCGGTGTACAACTGGATTAACCAGTGGTCACCTTGCTACTTCAGCGATCGGGATTGTAAATATGATCTTCTGCTTGGTGACGCTCGCACAGTGGAAGTCAAAACAATGCGTACATCAACTACACCTCAACCGCACTATGTGTGCGCAGTGTTTGGTAAACAATGGGAACACAAACAAGGCTCATCGGTTTGGATCTTTGTTCATCTAGACAAGTCTTTGACTCGTGGCTGGATTGTCGCATCATGTGAACCATCAAAGCGTGACCGCTTCACCTTCCACGCTCAAGGCGATCTGATGGACAGTGGCAGACCGTACCGTCTGGACACATTGAACTGCCCGATCTCCGAACTGGATGATCCGACAAGGCTGATGGTCAATGCTTGAGAAGCACTTCCAACAGAAGGTCATCACATTGGCGCACTATTACGGTTGGCTGGTTCAGCACACTCGAGCGGTGAACTCGGAGGGCCGATGGATGACACCAATCTCTGGTGACGCAGGATTCGTTGATCTCGTCTTAGTACATCCCAGCAGAGGGCTGGTGTTCGCCGAGTTAAAGAGTGACCGAGGCAAAGTGTCTCCGCATCAGGCTGAATGGATCACCGCTCTGGGCGAGTACGCCGAATGCCATGTATGGCGGCCCAAAGATCTCCACATCATTATCCACAGGCTCCAAGGTCGGAGCGGCTTGACCAGTCCGACACCCATGTGACATGATCACGCTTTAACATAATTTGACATACAACCGAGAACCATCAGACCGTTAGACGAGAGGTCACTAGCCCCGGCATGGCCCTGAATCATGCCAATGGGGAACACACGGAAGCGTGGGTAGGCGGCCATGCATCGACATGGCTGATCAGCGTTCCCTAACGAATAAGGCGAATGGTTGTCCACCGAACAAACTAGACAGGCTTCCAGCGAGAGACATCTCCGAATAGTGGGGGAGTCAAACCACACGCGCTCTCATGACAAGTGAGGACAACCGCAACGGTGCTCTTCCGTTGTGGGCGTCAGTATCTCTTGACCTTGAACTACGCTCTTGAAGATGACAGGGAACCCGATCTACCAAACCGCCAGATGGAAACAACTACGCCGCCAAGTCCTAGACGAACAACCCGAATGTCACTGGTGCCTACAACGAGGCAAAAGAACCCCATCAACCCAATGTGACCACCTCATAGAACTAGACAGAGGAGGCGACCCATACGACAGATCCAACCTCGTCGGATCATGCGCTCGATGCAACTCATCAAGAGGCGCAACATACATCAACCGCAAAACCGCACAACGCATCCAAACACGCAACCAAACCCAAAACCTTTTCCTAACAGCAGAACTGAAGACCCCGA